TTCGTATTTGCTGTTTGAGATGAAGCGTTCACACCAATTGTGTTACCGAGTGTTTTAGTAACAGTTGCTCTAGTAGTTCCACCAGCATAAGCTGCTTGAGTACCAGAACGTGCGTGTAAGTAGGTGAGAAAATCCATCAGTTCTGCAGCCTGAATTGATTGTCGTTCAGTAATCTGCTGAATGATTGGATCTTGTGCTGCTGCTACGAGAACATCAGTTGTGGCAACGTATGAACCAAATTGATTCAACTTCACCTTAATGATGGTCTGTAACAAACTATCGGCAGGAGGCTTTACGCCCTCAGCCAATGGAACGAGAGGCAGTCCAAATTTTTCAAAACGCTTCCAACGGACTTCTAACCCACCTTGACGTTCTTTAGTCTCTTTCTGTGCAAAACGAGCAAACACCATGTTTCTCTTTGCAATAGATAGAAACTTCTTCTGTATTTTAATGGCCTCTGTTTCATCCAGAGAACCATATTTCATGGTTCCTGCAACAGTTACCTGCCCAGTACCACCACGATTATGTGCAACTGCAGGAGTATTACTCCCACTAACCCAATTATTAGCCATTTTTCTTGCTCTATTAAAGTTTTAAATTAAAGGAAAGAGAACAAGATAATTAAGGCTTAATCACCTAACGCATCAAACAATGCTTCACCAGTTAAGCCCTGAGTCGGATCGGATGTTGATGAGTGAGACTGAGATCCTCCCATTAGTTGTGAAGCCTGATGCCTTCTAAGGTCTTGTTGTTCTTGACCTTGATACATCTGCCCACCACCTCCGTTCAGTTCCATGTACATCCTAATAACCTGTACCTTTGCCTCATTATCACCCTGAGTCATAGCTGTCCTATACATCGAATCCTTATTAACCCATTCTATAAAAGACGGGTCATCTTCAATGCTAGGCCAAACACCATGCCCAAGCTGTCCATCAAAGAATGTTTGCCTGGACATTGAATCAAGCTTCTGATTCAAGTCACTAATAGGGGCATCATATTTTTCTTCAACAAACCGACTTACCTTGTCATCAAATGATTCTTGTTCTTGGGATTTGAATGCTGCCATCTGCTTCCTTACTAAACGATCTGCAATTCTTTCTGAGGTTCTCATCACCTCAGGGAAATCTTCGATCACTCGTAAATCATCTTCCGACAATTCATCCTCATCCTTATTTATATTAGCTTGGGTATTTAGTTCGTTTTCACGTTCTATCACCGCAAGTCTAGCTCTCAGCTCTTGATTCTCTCCCTCTTTCTTCTGCTGTGCACTATATGCACGATCAGCATGAGGTCGAATATCTTCATAGCTTTTAGTAGCTGCAGCTAATTGTTTTCTTAATTCAGCTACTTCATCTGCCCCTGTATCTGTTGGCTCTTGCTCAGGCATTTCTCCAAGAGGAGGTGCTTCTAGCATAGGTCACTCATCATTATGGGTTAGCGTCTCACGGATCAAACGATCAAGGTCAAGTACATTCTTGATTTCTCTGATCTCTCCAATGAGCATATTAAAGGAGGCTACATCCTTTTCGTCATAGAGGGGCTTCTCTGAGAGTCTTTCCTCTTTCCGTTTAAGTCGAGCCGATAAAATGTTAGAGAGCTGCTCCCACCTGGGGTCTTCCTGAAGACTCAGGAGGTAATCCAGCTTCTCCCTGTCCAGACTGAGATTCTTGTTCTGCAGCCTGGATTTGTTGCTGTTGTTCTTCTTCTTGAAGTCGAACATTTTCTTGTTCCGCTAATTGCATTTGTTCAAGTATTAGTATTGATGTATCTTTAAGTAGATCTGGCAAATCTTGTGTTGACAACTGATCACCTTCTTTTATTTTTGCTAGTCGCTCCTGTATAATACCCTTACGGATATCTGCTGCAACTGCTTTCTTTTCATCAACGACTGCTTTTGTTTCATATATATCTGACTCAAGCTTTGCCCCCTCTTGTTGTTCGGCCTGGGCTTGAGCTTGCATTTGTTGTCCTTCCTCAGCTAATTCCTGCTCAGACTTAATAAGCCCATCAATCTCTAATCCTAATCCAGCTTTTAAAGGTACTGCAAGTTTCTCAAAATTAAACCTACCCCTCATTTCCGGCACTTGTCCAACAACTTGTATAAGTTGAAGCACTTGATTGATAGTAACCTCTTTTGCCATGAACGTATCAAAACTCTTAGCAAGACAAAGGAAGTCACCTTTAATCCCAGAGTCCTCTGAATCAGCCATCAGCCAATGATAAACAGCCTGAACATTTGCAGTGATCATATTATTAAGTGATCGAACTACTCCTGATGTAAGCTTATTAGCATTCTCATTCAGAATCTGCATACCTGTTGCAGTCTTAGTCTGATACTGTGCACCCGCACCCATTCCAATCGGGACTTGACCTGAGGCTAAATCTGTATTACGTTCAATAATCTTAAGTAACTCTACTAATCCATTAGTAACATCTGGTATAGTTACAGACTTAAACGCATCATTAACACTCTCTCCCGCCTTAAGCCGCCATATTTTTCCAGGATACATCTCATAAAAATCATCACTACTTGCATCAAAAGCATTAGGATTAATTGCAGCCATTGGAAGAGCAGACATTGTTTTTCCTTCTACGATCATACCATAGACGAAATTCATCATATCCTGATCATCCCGGATAGCCTCATATATACCACCACCCCAGATGCTGTCTTCCTGTTCTTGCCAATAACAAAAGTCATATGGCAACCGACCATCAAACGGATTCGGCAGTGCACGTAATACCTTAGAGCCAAGAACTGTAATAACTACAGGCATATGAACTGGTTCCCCCTCTTGATTAGCAGGGATTTCCATATAAGGTTCAATGTCTTCCTTACCTAATCCCTTATGCCAAAGCTCTAGTATCGTGAAATTCTTTGTATTTTCTACACCATGATTAAACCTACGAGGTGATATTCCACCTGTATCCATAGTAGTCTGGCCTTCACCAGTTTCGATACAGCTTTCAATTAATAGTGGATCAATGGCTCCGTTACTTTTTATAGCCATCATCCTCAGTTCCTGTGCAGACAAGAATCTTCTTTGTATTACCCAATCAAGATCAGACTTACCTGTTGCACCTGGAGAAGGGAAAGTATCCCAGATTGATATCCACTCTACATGTGGAACCATCTCGGACTCTACCGCCTCTTCAATCATCTCCAACAAAGGATCTCTACGAACTGTCTGGTAAAGAGGATAATCAATTTTCTTTAATACTAGGGACTTAGTAACCCCTGTCCCATACAAGGTCATCTCGTTAATAGCCTTACTTAATGTATCCTCATAAAAGGTTTCATCAAGTATATCCCTAATCTTCTGCTCACAATTCTTTGCCCTATTAGTAGCTTCATCATATGGGTCTGATGCTTCAAGTAAGTCTGGCGAAACAAATCGTGGTCTACGGGATGGAGTAAGTTTAAAAGGGATTTTGCCTTGCTGGAGAGTAGAAGATAAAAGTTTTGTCCTAGCTTCATGTACTTTTCTTTTAGTTAGGTTGACATAAATACCACGTTCTTTAGCAACATTAACAGCCTTAGATGTTGCGTCAGGGAACTCCCCCCTCATTGCGTGCCATCCTGATTCCCATATTTCTTCCCGGGACTTTCTATCAGAATCTGAAGCACCACGTTGATATAACTCTTGAACAATCAGACCGAGAGAGTCTGGTATCAGACCCTTATCCTCTTCCGAATCTTCTGTTATATAGTTATTACTCTCAGCTTTTATTTCTGCCATTAACTATTTTTTTTTCTTAGGCTTTCGTTTCTTTTTAACAGGCTTCTTTAATCCGTAATCCATAATATCTCCCGTCTAATGCATGAATAACTATATACCGTTTTACGGTATATCTAATGCGGTTGGTTTGTCAACAAAAAGAATTCTTTACTAACTCTTTACATAGAACTCAGTACGTTGTGATTTTGGTAGAGAATATACTGGTGATGGGTCATGAGGATACATATAACACATGTATGCTGCAATTGCCAATGACATCACCCTGTCGTCATGACATCCATGCTGTGCAGTTTCCTTACCATCTTTATTAATAACAAATGTCTGCAACTCGTCAACTGTTGTCTTAGAAAAAATATCTATCTGCTTTTCTCTTATTAATCTACGCAACAAATCGAGTATTAACTTCCTTGTTTTTATGTTAGTATTGAACCCTAATCTCTTCTTTTGTCTCTGACCTCTCTCATCGAGAGCCTTCTCTATATAAAGATTCTCGTATGAATGTATAGATGACAGGAATTTTAACGTTAACAACCCATGATTATTATTTTCGACCGCAACCAGGGCCATGTTATACCATGTTGCGATTGTAGCAATAACCCAAGCTAAAAGATCTGGATCTATTCTTGCCGACCATGTTGCACACTCTTCATAGGTTTCTGCATCCAAGACTGTGATAACTGAATAGTCTGAATCACCAGTCTGACTAAGGATACCTTCTGATACATCTACCCCCACCCGGTATTCCCTGGTAATTTGTGGGGGATTAAATACAGACAGTTCTCCTTCAGAATGTCTCGACATAAAATAACGCATCTTTTCAGTACCATCCTTATATGTAAACCCATTAACAGGTACTTCAAACTTCTTAGGAGGGGACTCCCGTTCTCTTTCATCTGCATCAAACCACATCTGAGTTAATATTACACTATCAAATGCACTACGGCCTGAAGCTACAAATGCTTCCCTAGCAGTAGTAGGATACTCCTGGTGGAATACATTAAGATCCCCCTGACATTCCGGTGATACTATCTTATTCCTACGCCACTTTAAATTTTCAAGAGTAATCTTAAAGTCCATCACCCCATCGGGAGTATCATATGATATCTCTACTCCGAGTAAGGATCTCTCCTCTTCTCCTCCAAAGGTCGGATTAGTACCAAGAGTTTTTAAAAGACTATCTCCTTTAATTTCCTCTTCACTTAACTCGGTCTTGTATTCATCAAATACAAACCAGGGAAAGAAGATAGGTTTTAGTCCAGAGTTATCTTTTTCTGCACGCCACCACTCTCGTTCAAAATAATTACCTACTCCCTTGGCTGTACTCTCCAACCATATCTCTGTACCATATCCTTGCATTACACAGTTCATTAGCCCAGTTGCATACTCCTTTGCCCTGCCTCCCCATCGTGCAACCTCAGAACAATGAAGCATATCAATACCTGCACCTACAACTTCCGACCCCTCTACTGTACTCATGCCATACCTAGAGTTAAGCCCCTTACCATCTATTGAACCCCATGTTAGTTCCTGCTTACCACTATAGTGTGATAGTGGTTTAATAAAATTTGGATAGTTCTGCTCCATAACCTTAGTCATCTGGAACATTTCTGAAGTTGTATTCTTGGAATGCGTACAGATATGTACGAGTTGGTTGAACATAGTAGCAGCACGTTTAAACATACGTGCCTGGACGTAGGTAGAAATACCGAAACGTCTTGCCTTCAATACTATTATTCTTACGTGGCCTTCATCCTTCAGTTGTTGTTGGGCTACTCCATGAAGTATCTTTTGAACTGAGTTCATTTCAAATGGAATTAACTTCTTTGTGCCCAGCTCCTGTATCTTTAAACAATATTGGAAGTATGCCGAGTGATCCTGAAGCTTATCCATAAGCTCCCGCATAGCTTCTTTATTGGATTTTGTTGCTCCCATCTGCCTCCATAAACTCATTATACGGGATAGAACCCTTCCTTATATTACATTCCTTGCAACAAACAGAAAGATTATCCGGGTCAATTATCTCTTCCCTGGTCTCTAATCTGGAGAGAGGATGTTTGTGATCTAGCACCCAGTCGCCATCAACCTCTAATCTTTTCCCGCATATATAACATGGGGCTGTATAGTGATCTTTCTCTTTTGCCCTGAGCCAACATTTAATATATGTTGTCCTATTGTAACCACCCTTCCGCATCCTGATCTTACCAGCAGCCTTGTCCCTGTGGAAAGCCGCCCGATCTTTACAGTTACGATTACAATACTTCTGTACTGAGTGACTATGAATATTAGGAACATATTCTTTGTCACAATACTCACAGATTTTCATCACAGGATCATACTCATATATCGTGCAATCAGTATTGCATCGGATATCCCATGATCTTTTTTTCTGGTTAGTTTTATATCTGGATAAAGTTGCCCAACCTTTTGAATAGACGAACCTTTTTCTTTTGGCATGTCTGCAAGCATAACCTTCTTCCAGGTTGGAGGTCGTATCAAGATGTACGGCAAGCCCATGCCCACGCACAGACCCCTCAGAAAACCGTAACTAGCCATATATCTGCCACTTGATACGATCCCCTGGTTCGGCATCGTCTGTGATTTCTCTATACCTACAGTTAAGTTTGTATAATGTGGAGAGAACCTACGGAGTATATCCCTCAGCTCTGGTTCATTCAGCTCCCGTTTCTTTGCCACCTCAATAATTGGCATGTCTTGATAATGGATAACCTGTAGATTCTTATCTAATACTGCTAATGCTCCAGAAAAACCTGGATCAATTCCCAAGTACATTGTCTACCCCCCATATACGTGCTAGTTCAGTTTGAATATCTTTCTCTTCTGACTTTTCAATCTGCCACTTTATCTCACCTTCTACCTCAATCTTTGCTGCCTGATCTCCATACTTTGTTATCTTACCTCCATTCTTTAAATACTTCTCTACTGCAACCTGCATCTCCAGCCTTTCACTACTATCTGCCTTAGTAAACTCGGCTTCTGTAACTTCCCTCTCACCAAAAACCGGGCCTTTCCAACTGGGCATAAACCTTTCTGCACGCCTAACCTTAGGTTCTTTTGCAGCTATTTTACGTCTAGCATCTCTTCGCCTAACTTGTTCAACCATCCAACAATGTTTGTGACAGTAACTTTGCCGGGTTGTTTTTGGTGTAAAGGACTTTCCACAGGTAGCACAATTAATTGGATCAAGCTGATAGAGTACACGCCTTCTTTTTGCAAAGGCAATTTTATTTCTATATGAACATATGTCTGAACAAAATCGTTGCCTATTAACTGGTAACTCTTTCTTGCATACAGAACATGTTTTCATTTTTATTCTTCCTCAACCATAGTAAACATTGTACCTATACTGTCAGCAATATCTAAAAAAAATGTATCAGTTTTTAAATTTTCCTTTTCTGCCTGAGCTTGTAGATCTGCATAAGGTATGCCAGTTTTCCAGGAAACTGCTGCTGATGCTACCATCATAGCTAGCATAGCCCTTGAATCCATTACCTGCTTCTGCTCAAACTTTATCTCCCTTGCCGTCTTCTTTTTCCCTGCCATTATTCTCCTTTACAAGTTCGCCTTCAATTATATCCTCTATCTGAGGACTCATTTGTATATCAAGCTCCTTAAGTGCGTCCTCAACCCTGAAGACGTTCTCGTTCCTCTGCTCTATATACTTATATTCATTAGGCATCGCAAGTGCAATCCTCTCACTCCTAATGATCTCCATAACTGTCTTGGCCTTAGCCGACAGCAAGTCAACCTCCGCCTTCTCATTAGAGAGCAGCACTAACTCCTTCAGCCTATTTAACTCATCAAGATGCTGGTCTGATATTGTAGCCCTTGAATCTGCATACTTCCTTATCATACGGGTATGCACGTCAGCCAATGCA